TCCGCTTACGCAAATGCTTGGGCTTCCAAATGGTACAAGTCCAAGGGTGGCAGTTGGTCGGGTGGCAACAATAAGGTAGCTAAACGTGGCAAAAGCACCAAAAAAGGGTAAAGGCGGTCTTGGCAAATGGTTCGGTGAAGAGTGGACCGATGTTAAGACGGGTAAAGCCTGCGGACGTAAATCCGCTAAAGGCAAGTCCAAACGTCCCTACCCTGCCTGTCGCCCTAAGAAAGTGGCGTCTAAGATAACTAAATCTGAGGCCACAAAGAAAACTGGGCCTAAGCGTGTAAAATGGTCTACTACTGCTAGTGGTAAGAAGAGGACTAAATAATGGCTACAGTCGTACCCGACCTACCAGAGTTGTTTGAGGAAGCCTTTGAACGGGCTGGTCTGCAGATGCAGTCTGGGTATGACTTACGCACTATTCGTCGTAGTCTTAATATCTTAACCCTAGAGTGGCAGAACAGGGGTCTTAACCTGTTTACTATTGACTCTGGCACTGTCGATCTGACCGCAGGGCAAATAGATTACAGTATGCCCGTAGATACCATAGATATTATTGAGCATCAGCTACGTACTGGTACAGGTACAAATCAGATAGATACAGCGTTGCAACGTGTTAGCGTGTCTACATATGCACAGCAGACTAACAAGAACACTGTAGGACGGCCCACGCAGATATATGTGCAGCGGCTACCTACTGAAGTAAAGTTTACACTGTGGCCCACACCGGACACTACACAGACTTATCAACTACTGTACTTTCGCCTAAAGGGTATTGATGGTCTTGCGTCAGGTGTTGGGGGAGAAACAAGCAATATACCTCCACGGTTTGTACCTGCACTTGTATCAGGGTTAGCGTTTCATGTAGCTATGAAGAAACCCGAAGCTGCAGCTAGAGCAGTGCCTCTTAGAGAAGAGTATGAGTATCAATTCAAGCTAGCGGCATACGAGGATCAAGAACGTGCGTCTTCTATATTCGTACCGTTTCAAACCTTTCACGGTGGTATGAGATGAGCTACGCGTCTGGTAAACACGCATACGGTATATGTGACCGGACAGGGTTTAGATACCCATTAGAAGACCTTGTATATGAGTTCCAAGACGGGCATCGTACAGGGTTTCGCGTTGGCAAAGATGTAGTTGATCCAGATCAACCACAAAACTTTTTAGGACGCATCCGAGTAGTTGACCCACAATCATTGCTTGATCCAAGGCCCGATGCTTCTCCCGGACGTGGCCTATTTGGTTGGAACCCCGTAGGGCATCCTCTCGTACACCTGACAGGTCAAGTTGGAACGGTAGCCATAGAAGTTCCTATCCCAGAGAGCGATGTAGTTACGGGTGTAGTAGCGTCTGGTTCTGTAGGTACTGTTAGTGTACTTGCGGGAGACGATATTGACGTTTCAGTTACAGGCATAACAGGTACAGGCGCTTCAGGCGCTACTACTGTAACTACAAACATATTTGCGGTAACAGTAGCCAGCGGCACTAACCCATACGGCACAGGCAATAAGTTCTACATAGATGGTGTTGTTAGTCCAACAATTAGTATTGCAGAAGGTTCTACCTTCCGGTTCGATCAGGCTGCTTCTTCTAATAGTACCCACCCATTGCGCTTTAGCACTACGGCTAATGGTACGCATGGCGGTGGTTCTGAGTACACTACAGGCGTAACCACATCAGGAACGGCTGGACAGGCTGGTGCGTATGTTCAGATAACTGTAGCTAACAGCGCACCGACTTTGTATTATTATTGCACAAACCACAGCGGTATGGGCGGTACGGCTAACACACCATAGGAGACTTGGACATGGCACCTAAAACATCTAAAAGGCCCGTAACACGGGAAGACGCAAAGAGATTAGCAGCAAAACGTAAGCGCGTTAGCGAATCTCCCGGTATGACCAAGCGAATGAACGCTTCTGGCGCTACCGGAAATAAGGGTTCTCGTTTTGGAGCAGAAGAAACTGCTAATATGATGGCTACCGATTCTGCCCGAGGGGGTACAAATCCAAAAGAGGAAAGAGACAGAAAAAAGGCGCAAGCATTTTTTGATTCAGTCTTAAAAAAAGCCTATGGCGGCACGATGAAGAAAAAAGGTATGGCTAAAGGCGGCGCTGTAACCAAGAAGAAAGCTGGTGGCGCTGTAGCTAAGAAGAAGGCTGGTGGTGCTGTTACCAAAAAGATGGGCGGCGGCAAGATGATGAAGAAGGGTTACGCTAAAGGCGGTAAGCTAACAAAAAAGATGGGTAAAGGCGGCACTCTAGTACGCGGTACTGGCGCACAACGAAGCGGCAGAATGGCAAGAGGACCAATGGGATAATATGCCCTACCTACAAAGCAATATACCACACTTTAAGTGTTGGGTTCGTCGTGAGTATACGGTCAACCATGAGCGTTACCACGGCGAATTTCTACATGCTATGGTTATTGCTGTTACGACAATGCCCAACAGATGCCTGAGTTTTCAGATTATCTTTACGGGGTGTGAGGCGGACGATACAGACGATGGGAATGTGCATGGTGGGGCTATGTGGGCTAGGATGCCCATAACTGCCTTGGTAGCTGATGAACCATTTGAAGAGTGGCCCGAGGGTATGGCAGTTCACGAGGCCCAGCCTTGGGACTGCCCTTCTCATACACATGCGGTATATACGCTTGACAGGGCGTCACCTTGCCCGTGGATGGCTAAGATCGCAGGAGGGTTTTTTCCTGCTAAGTACCTGTTTACTGTAGACTATACCGATACAGATGTAGCAGATGATCCAGCGCAACACAAACAAGCGCATGTGCTACAGCTATTAGATGCGGGTAAGTGGACAGGCAATATAGTGGCGTTACCTAACAACAGAGTACGGGTAACACATCCTGCGTGGTTTGAAACAGGTGAAGGCGCACCAGACTTTAAACCATCACAACATATACATTATTCTAAATCTGATTTAGACTACACATTAGATGTAACGCAAATATTCGACAACTTGTACAGCGAGGCCGAGTAATGAACTATACTGAGCTTACGCAAGCTATAAAAGACTATACAGAGAACACAGAAGCAACATTTGTTTCTTTGATCCCTACGTTTGTCCAGCAAGCGGAGCAACGTATATTCCGTACTGTTACTATACCCGAAGTTAGGTCCAACAGTACGGGTACTCTTTTTCAAGGGAACCAATACCTAGAACGCCCTGCTGATTTCTTAGCGGTATTCTCTCTAGCAATTATTGACCCTACTACAGCGGCGTACACGTACTTGTTAGAAAAAGACGTTAACTTTATGCGGGAAGCGTACCCCGTAACAGCTACAGAAGGTGTACCTAAATATTACGGTCAGTTTGATGGTGACGCTATAACAGCGGCTACAGACGGACACTTTATTATAGGTCCAACGCCTAATGCTACATATACCGTAGAGTTACATTACTACTTTGAGCCTAAGTCTATTGTTACTACAAGCACGTCTTGGCTTGGTGAGAACGCTGACACTGTACTTCTTTATGGTTCTTTGGTAGAGGCGTACACGTTTATGAAGGGCGATCCTGACGTTATGCAGTCATACAGAGAGCGATATGAGTCTGCGCTACAACAGTTGTCCGTTATTGATGCCGCCAGCAAAGGCGATAGTTACAGGGATGGGAACTTTAGATGAATATGCCGTTTGAAATGTCTGTTGGTAGCGTCGGAGTCCGAACTACTAATAACCGAGGCTTTACCCCTGAAGAAGTCGCGGAACTATGCGTTGATAGGTTGATAATCGTGTCGAATGATGCGCCCCCCGTGATTAGAGATCAAGCCTTGGCTCACAAGGAACGTATGAAGGCTGTAATTGCAGTCTACATGAAACAGGCTATCCAAAGCGATAGAACTACTGTATATAATGCAATCAGTGATGCTGGTCATAAAAAACTAGCCGAATATATAAGGAAAATGTAAATGGCATTCTCAGGAAACTTTATGTGTACCTCTTTCAAAGTTGAAGTTTTGAAGGGTGTCCACAATTTTACCGCTGCATCTAACGTATTTAAGCTAGCAATGTACACAAACAGCGCAAGTTTTAATGCAGCTACCACAGCTTATACTTCTAGCAACGAAGTCAGTGGCACAAATTATACCGCTAAAGGTAACGCTATAACCACAGTTACCCCTGTCGCATCTAGCACAACGGCTCTTGTAGATATGGACAATGTTGTATTTAGTAATGTAACACTTACAGGAGTCCGTGGCGCGTTGATCTTTAACGAAGCAGCTTCGGGTGATCCAACGGTTTGTGTACTGGACTTTGGTAGCGATAAGGCTGCAAGTGCAGGTGACTTTACCGTAGTTATGCCTACCGCAGACGCAAGTAATGCAATTATCCGTATCGCCTAATTGAGGGTATAACCCATGCCACTACCTTTTTCTGGCTGGGGCCGTGGCGGTTGGAGTTCTGGCTCTTGGAATAGCTTACAAGTAGGAGTATCTGTTACAGGCGTAGCGGGTACA